TGGAAAAGCAAATACTTTCGCAACAGAGATTATTGACACCTTAGACAGTTATACAGAATTCTCTCCATCTGGGAAAGGCATACATATCATTATCAAGGGGAATCTTCCACAATCTGTTTTAGGTACAGGACGAAAAAACACTAAGCACGGCTTAGAAATTTATTCATATGGTCGATATTTCAGTTTCACTGGGAATCGAGAAAACTCTAATGATGTTTATGAGCGAACAGACGAACTTTCAGAAGTATTTGAGCAATATTTTGATGATAGTGACATTCAAGGTCGTGTAAATCTAGCCGAGTTTGAAAAAGATGAAATAAAAATTTCAAATGAAGCTCTATGGGAAAGAATATTTCGGTCTAAAAATGGTGATGAAATTCGGTCATTGTGTAACGGCAATTTAATCAATAATGATCATTCAGCAAGTGACTTAGCATTATGTAATCATCTTGCTTTTTGGACAGGTAAATCGGCAACTCGAATGGATACGATGTTCCGAGAGACAGGGCTTATGCGTGACAAGTGGGATGTTATTCATTTTAGAGAAACAAATGAAACATATGGTGAAAGAACCATAGCGACTGCAATTTCTTCTACTTCCACAACTATCTTAGACAACAAAGAGCAATTCAAAGAATTTTCTTTTGACTTTCATACTGGGGATGCAGAAGAGGTTGTGAAAGAAAAAACCAAAAAGAAATTTCGTTTAACTGAACTTGGAAATGCTGAACGAATTGCTTATGAATATGGTCACGTTATTAAATATGTTTCGGACATAGGTTGGTTTATATGGGACGGAAAGCGATGGAAACTTGACACGAAAAAAGAAATTGAGCGCATTACAGCAAAAGTCCTTCGCGGTCTTTATAAATCAGAAGATGAATCTGAAACTAAATGGGCCCGAATGTGCGAGCGCAGAAATATTCGAATGAATAGTATTAAGGACCTTATGCCATTAGTTCCAGGGGAGCGAGAAGACTTTGATCGGCACAAATACTTATTCAATGCTGACAATGGCATTGTTGATTTAAGAACAGGTAAGCTACAGCCACACGATAGAGAACTTGGTCTTACTAAAATAACTAATATTGAATTTGATGAAAAAGCAAAATGCCCAGAATGGTTAAGCTTCTTAGAACAAATTTTCCAAGGGGACAAAGAGCTCATGGAATACATGCAACGATTAATCGGTTATTCACTCACTGGGGAAATTTCAGAGCAAATTATGGTGTTTCTTATTGGTGGAGGATCTAATGGTAAATCAACTTTTATTAACACCATTAAGGACCTCATGGGCGAGTATGGTAAGCAAGCGAAATCAGATACTTTCATCAAGAAAAAAGAGACCGGTGCAAATAACGATATTGCCAGATTAGTAGGATCTCGTTTTGTTTCTGCAATCGAAAGTGAAGATGGTGAACAGCTATCAGAAGCCTTTGTAAAGCAGATAACAGGTGGTGAGCCGGTACTGGCCCGATTCCTTAGACAAGAATACTTCGAGTTTATTCCAGAGTTCAAAGTATTTTTCACTACAAACCATAAACCGGTCATTAAAGGCGTAGATGAAGGTATTTGGAGACGTATTCGATTGGTTCCATTCAACCTGCAGCTTCCAAAAGAAAAGCGTGATAAGAAACTTCCTGAAAAATTAAGTTTAGAAATGCCCGGCATTCTAAATTGGGCGATTGAGGGTTGTATGAAGTGGCAGAAGTCGGGGTTGAAAGATCCAGCAATCGTAATGAAAGCAACAGGCGATTATAAAGAAGAAATGGATATACTGGGACCGTTTATGTTCGAATGCTGCTTTAAAAGAGAAGATGTTCAAATTGAAGCGAAAGAATTGTATGAGGTTTACTCCAACTGGTGCTTTAGAAATGGTGAACATCAATTAAAAAATCGAGCATTTTATCGGATTTTAGAATCACAGGGTTTGAAGAGAGAACGTGGCAATAGAAATAAGTATTTCATCAAAGGTGTTACTTTAGTGGAGCGAAAAAATACTTTTTTTCAGCAAAAGTTACTAAACAATGATGAAATTAGCGAAAATGTTACTAAAAATAACACATTTAAAATCACTTAAAACCCTTATGTAACAAGGGTTTAAGATGCTTTTTATACTGTTTTTGTTACTTTTGTTACTAAATATATATATAAACAAAAAATATAAATATATATATTCTATTAGGGGCGTTAATGCTCAAATTAGGTAACATAAGTAACACAAGTGCTTCAATCCCTTGTGGCTCTAGGTCTGAAAGGTGTTACTTTTTAGTAACACATACCGATTTTAGGTGTTTTTCAGTAACACTTTTTAGTAGCTTTTGATAACAGAGGTGATAGATTTGCAGGTTTTAAAAATTCTAAGCTTGATTTGGAAATCGGGTGCAGATATTTATCTTGATGAAACGGATGATCGTGTAGCAATAAAAAATCAAAAAATGATTCCAGCCGAAGTTATGCAAGTTGCTGAACAAAACTTTCAAGCAATTGATGATTGGTTCAAGTCATGGAAGAATGCTAACAACGAAAAAATTACAATTATGAAAATGATTCATCAATTTTGTGGATGGCAGCCTAATGAAAAAATAAATGAATGGTTTTGCGCTGAAGAAGATTCTCTAATGTTGTTTATCGATTGGACAATCGTTCTTGCGAAAAAAGGTTGGAAGGATATCTATGATGATTATCGGCAATATGAGACTGCTGAATCTGATGTAATTGCAAAAGATTTATATCAGCGAGCTGTCACATATATGAAGGCAAAGAAGGTGTAAATAATTGATTTCTTATCATTACACAGATTCAGAACTAAATAAAATACTTAAAACACTCACGATAGTAATAGATACTCGTGAAAATGTAAATGGACATATTCTTGATTATTTACGTCAAAAAGATATCCCTGTAAAAATTAAAAAATTAGATACTGGCGATTATGGTTGCATGATTCCAAAAAATGAAGATCTCGGCATTACCCGTGACATATTTCTAAATAGCCGAGTAGAACGAAAAGCACACATGGACGAGATAACAGGGAATTTGCAAAAAGATACGCAAACAGCATTTGAAAATGAATTGATTCGTTCAAAGGATATTCCTTTTACATTAATCGTAGAGGACCTACATGGATATGAAAAGATGCTTAAAGGTAATTATCGTTCAAAATACAATCCATTAGCTTTACTTGGTCGATTGAATACTTTCAAAGCAAGGTACAACTTTGAAATTGTATATGTAGATCAAAAATATAGTGGCAATTGGATCTATCACCATTTTTATTATCAAGCGAAACATTATCTTAAAACAGGAGTCTTTTAATTCTTATGCTGAAAGGAGGACAAACATGATACTTATTCAGCACATGGAAGATTATTACCGGAGTGAATTGCTTAAAATGGGTTATTTCAAAACACCAGATGGTTTGCAATTGTACGAATTAGATATTTCTAAATTACAGGAGATTTATGAAGAAGTAAAAACATCACAAAACTAATATGAAATGGGGAAACCACATGATTAAATTAAGCGTTCTTTTCAAGAAAATGCAGAAGGATGATAAAAAGGAAGTTCTTATGTTCCATGTACTAAGCGATGAGTTACCACATGCAGATGAATTGTTAAAAATGCCAGGATCTATCGCTCTTCTAAATGTGGAAGAAAGTGAAGCCGGAGAGGTTGGAGCAGAGTTTGTTTCAATCCAACGTGATAATAAGAAAACTGTTCTTAAATTTAATATCAAACGTGATGCAAAGGGCAAGGTAAATAAGTTATATCCTCATGCCGGTTCAAATGTATCCCTTGGATTACAGCCTTCACAAATGACGATTGATGAGTTTTATGAAGGTGATCATGAAGGCATTGAATACAATGTGGAAAGTGACGGAAGTGTATCAGTGCCTGAAGGACAACTTTCACTTGATAAAGAGGGGTCAGACCATAAATTAAAAGTAGTGAAATAAATAACAGCAGGGAGCTTAGGCTCCTTGTCATTGGAGGGGACAAGGGATGGAGAGATTGGAGCTAATCAAAAGGAGTACTGATTTTACAACAGAACATGGTAACGGCTTATATGTAGATGTTTTAAGTGCTAATGACTTCAATTGGATGATTCATAAGATTGAAAGTCTATCTGAAGAAAATGAGCAGCTGCAAAGAAATCATGAGAGCTTATCTAAAGAACACCTTACTTTAAAAAGAAGCTATGCTCAAACGTCTCTTAAATTAAAACGTAGTCAAAAGGATCATGTGAAGAAAAACAATGCACTGGATAAAATTAAGCGCGATTTTTATAAAACGAAGGGCGGGAATTAAGATGGAACAAGTAACAGAATTAATGAACGATGTAAATAAGGCTGTTCTTGCTGAACGTATTAGTCAAAACGAAAAATGGGGAGTTCAACGTCATCATATGGGTGCTTGGTTAGCTATCTTAGCCGAAGAGTTTGGAGAAGTTTCTCAAGCCATGCAAGGAACATTAGGCTTAACAAGTATGAAAGAAACGGATGCAGATGATTTATATAAGGAGTTAATTCAAGTGGCTGCTGTTGCTAGTGCGATAGCTGAACAGGTAAAAGAAAGTACAATAAATATGTAAAAGGCGGTTTGATTGCTCACAGCTTAATGGGTTCTCCTAACGCTTCAATTCGAACTCCGCAGCCGGGCTAGTCACTTATAACGACTTAGCTTTAGGTTGGCCTCATGTAGGGATAAATAAAAAAAGATGCCCTCGAAAGAGCATCCCTTAGCAAAGTTGTACTAGATGTGTATGTGCACAAAAAATATTATAACTCAATTAAACAAAAAAAGACCAAGATTTCTCTTGATCACCGTATTTACATTTTAGCACAGGAGGGATCCAAAAGTGGGAAACCAATTATCATTTATGCTTCCTGAGATAGACAGAAAAGTGACACAACAAGCAGTAGAAGATGCTTTAGAAAAATATAGATTGTTTAAGTACTTATCCTTTGAAGAGAGAGAAGCACCCATTACTGCTAGCTCTGAAATTCGTTATCATGGCCCAACAAATGAAACGAGTGACCAAACAGGTTCCATTGCTGCTTATAATGTCGACCAGGAAGGGATAAGAAAAGACTTCTGCTTTCGTGTAGAAAGAGCAGTGAACAGGCTGCCTAAGATGGAAAGATTCTTAATCGAAGAAAGATACATGTCCTTAGAAACGGAATATTTAACAGACTACAATGTTTATAGTTTTAAGTTCCAACCACCTATTTCTGAAAAGACGTACTCGAAGATTAGGTGGAAAGCTTTTTATAAACTAGCTCTCAATCTAAGCTTGGTTGTTCTTAAAAATTCGTAGCGGGAAAAATAATCCAAAAACATTCCTAAAATAAATCGAAAAAAACTCGAAAATAAGTCGTGGTACTTGCTTTAATACATGATAAATTTATATTATCAAGAAAATATCAAAGAGAGAGCGTTCCTTAGCTGTAGGAGCGCTTTTGTTATGTCTGAATGATTTATATTGAAACTTATTTAAAACGTCATATGAGTGAATATGAAGGCTCGAAATTTATTAAGAAGGTGATCTCAATGAAAGTTAAAAATCATCTTAACACAGATCAATTGAGTCACCTAGAAAAGATAGGTAAACGTAAAGAAAAGGTTAACTGGAAGGACATCATGGGAACGAATAGGCAGACATTGAAACGTGGTCGTGGTGGAGCTATGAAGAGGAAATAAATAATTTACTTTTGTCAATAATTGTCGAACGACAAATATTGTCTATATAATCCTTTTGACCCATAATTAGGTCGAGAGGAGGAGTTGTATGACTAAAAAGAATAAACAATTGGAAGCAGATATTTCTCAAGAGAATTTGCTAGTTCTCATCGAAAGTCGAACGATGCGTGATCAACATGTTTATAGAGATGAGGTATTAGAGAAAGTAAAAGCAGTAACTTTTATTACAGAAGATTTCGAGATGACTCTTCAAAGTGCTGCAGATTATTATGAAGTTTCTGTTGAGACTATAAGGACAGTGGTTAAGCGCCACAGAGTTGAATTTAACGATTATGGTGAGATGAGACTTCTTAAAGGAAAGTTATTAAGAGAGTTTAAAGAAGGTCTAGTTCAGGATGAACCAGACATAAAAGCAGCACCATCTCTGACTCTACTTAACCGAAGAGGGTTACTCAGATTAGGAATGCTATTAACCGATTCTGAAGTGGCAAAAACTGTTCGTAACTACTTGCTCAATATCGAAGAAGTTTCTGATGAAGAACAAAAACGTTGGGCTATCGAACGCGAAATTAGTAAAAGGGATAGAAGACAACTGACTGACGCTATCAAAGATTTTTATATTGGGAATTTCAAAGATGGTCAACAATATGCTGTATTTACCAATTTAGTATATGACATAATTTTTGATATGAGCGCAGCTCAACTGAAGGTATTGTATGAGTTAGGAAAGAATGAAGCACTCCGGGATTCTTTTACTACTGAAGATTTAAGAAAAGTAGTAAAAGTAGAAAAAACTATTTCAGTTCTTCTTTTATTAGGAAAGTCATATCCAGAGATAAAACAAGAACTATTTATCAACAGAGCTAAATACCAGTAATTTCATTTCAAAGAGCATCCTTTCGAGGGTGTTTTTGTTTTGAGAAAATATATTAAATCATCTCTTTTGTCCGATATAATTGGGACGAGGAGGTGAGAAAATGTATAACGTTCGCAAATTTACAATTTATAGTAATGAGCTAGTGCAAATCGATAAGGTTGAACCATTTGGTAGCCATGGAACTCAAACTGTAACTTGGAACTGGGAGATACAAATTGCTAGTTCAGCAGATGATGTCTATAAAGGAATGGCAATCGAAAGAAAGAAAAATGCACTTATTCCTTGGGTAACTTTGAAGTCACATGATTCCCTCACTAATGAAGTCATTGAAATGTGTAAAAGTTACATGAATAAAAATTAATAATTATAAAAGGCATTCTTTATAGAATGCTTTTTTTATTGATATGAAAGGATAATAAGTCATGAACTTTTATAAGACAATCAGATGGGAAAGTAAACGTAAAAACATATTAAGACGTGATCAATACTTATGCCAAGAGTGTAAACGATATGGCAAACGAATACCTGCAAACACTGTACATCACATGCATCCATTCAGAGAAAGACCAGACTTGCGATTAACCAACTGGAACCTAATTAGCTTCTGTACGAAGTGTCATGGCAAGATGCACAATCGAGAAACTGATGAATTAACCCCTTTGGGCGAACAATGGAGAGAAAAAGCAATCCCCCCCACTTAATAAATTTTTAAAACGATGGCTGGGGAACGGGAGGGGGAACCTTTTCCAATAGAGCGACCTTAGTTTTTTATAAAGGGGGTGTGGCAACCGGGATGAGAAGCCAATTAAAAAAAGAAGTCATTGATAACATGAAGCATTTGGGCGTTTACCGTGACGATTTTGAGCATACGATTGATATTTACGTAGGAATGCTAGCCCAGTATCAAGCCTTTGAAAAGCAATTTGAGGAATCAGGTTTTAAAATTACAGACTCATATACGAATAAAGCCGGGGCTACAAATGAAAGAAAAACCCCTATTTATACAGCTATGGAAGCCTTGCGGAAAGACCTTGCTACTTATTCGAATTTATTATGTCTGAATCCTAAAACGTATGAACGTATAAAGCGTCCTGAAGTTCCGGTTCGTAAAGAGGAAAAAGAAAAGCCAAAATCAAAATTAATACAAGCATTGAGTGAAACGTCATGAGTGAATATAAGAATTATGATTTAGTAATGGACTACGTCACTTCAATTGTGGACGGCACCAAGCCAGCCAACAGGGAACAAATCCAAGGTTGCGAACGTTTTTTAAGAGATCTTAAGAATACTGATTATGATTTCAATCCCAAGGACGCAGAATTCGTTATTGGTATCATTGAAAAAACTTTTGTTCATGCACAGGGTGAAATGTTGGATGGTACACCCTTAAGAGGTACGCCCTTTTTATTGGAGCCTTTTCATAAATATCAAGTTTACAACCTATTAGGTTTTTATCATAAAGGAACATCCGTGAGGCGCTTCAAAGAAGCGTTTATTTATATTCCGCGGAAAAATATTAAAACAAGTTTTGCTGCTGCTTTAGCCTGGGCTCTTGGTATTTTAAACAGACGAAGTGGAAGTAAAGTATACATTGTAGCTGCTGCATTAAAGCAGTCTTTGGAGAGCTTCAACTTCATCAACTTCAACCTCGGCCAAATGGGAGAAAAAGAAAACTTCCGTGTTATTGATAATAATCAGGAGCATTCTATTTCTGGTGACTTAGGGGACGGTTCTTTATACATCCAAGCACTTGCAGCTAACCCGGATAAACAGGACTCCTTAAACTGTAACATCGCTATTGCCGATGAGCTTCATGCTTATAAAACACCAAAACAATATAACATCATCAAAGAGGCCATGAAAGCTTATACCAACAAACTTATGATTGGTATTACAACAGCCGGTGATGATATGACAAGCTTCTGCTATCAGCGTCTACAGTACTGTAAAAAAATACTGGACGGAACTGTTAAGGATGAGGCTTATTTTGTGTTTATTGCAAAAGCTGATGAAGATGAAAAAGGCAATGTGGATTACACAAATCCTCTTGAACATCAAAAAGCGAATCCTGCTTATGGTGTTTCAATTCGTCCAGATGACATTATGAATGATGCGTTGCAAGCACAGAACGATCCGCAACAGAGGAAAGACTTTTTAGCCAAGTCTATGAACATCTACACAGCTGCCATAAAAGCTTACTTTAACTTGGATGAATTCAAGGTTTCTGACAGGAATTATAGCTGGTCCCTTGCTGATTTAGCTAAGTTAAATATTAGTTGGTATGGCGGAGCCGATTTATCTAAGATGCATGATTTAACGGCATCTGCTCTTTATGGAAGTTATAAAGGTATAGACATCGCGATTACTCACGCATGGTTTCCAATTGTAGCAGCAACATCTAAAGCTGAAGAGGATAACATTCCTTTATTCGGTTGGAAAGATGATGGATGGCTAGATATGTGTAACACACCTACCGTCAATCATTCAGATATTGTGAATTGGTTCATTGATATGAAAAAGATGGGCTTCAAGATAAAGAAAGTAGGTTTTGACCGCAAGTTTTCCCGAGAGTTCTTTTTATCCATGAAAAAGAAAGGATTTAAAATGGTTGACCAACCACAGTATTTTTATAAAAAGTCTGAGGGCTTTAGAAGGATAGAAAAGAAAGCGAAGGACGGCCATTTTTATTATCTCCATTCACAAGCATTTGAATATTGTGTGCAGAACGTTGCTGCTGTTGAGAAAACAGATGACATGATTCAATATGAAAAAGTTATGCCAGAGCATCGTATTGACGTATTTGACGCTGCTGTATTCGGATCTATTCAAATGTTAGAGGACATGACCAAAGCGTCAGATGCTGCAGGTTGGTTGAATAACTAGGAAGGAGGTGTACATATGGCATTTTGGAATCGTAAGAAAAAAACGCGATCTATTTCTATTCCTATAGCACTGGGTGATGTGGAAACCGTAGGCTATACACGGCTTTCAGATAATCCGGATGTATTAATTGCAGTAGATAAGATTGCGGATTTGGTATCAAACATGACCATTCATCTAATGGAAAATACAGCAGATGGAGATAGACGACTCACTAATGAGCTCTCCAGAAAAATTGATATTGAGCCTCATGCAAATATGACGCGTAAAGGTTGGATTTATAAGATTGTTAGCGATCTATTGTTGCATGGTGATGGTAATTCAGTCGTCCACATTGGAGTAGATCCTATCACGACTTTGATTGATGATTTAACACCTCTTCAAATGCAAGCAGTTGGCTATGAAGATACACAGGATGGATACTTAATTAACTACAATGGATTAACATATACGCCTGATGAGGTTGTTCATTTTGTTATCAACCCTAATCCTAACTTTCCTTACAAGGGCCGGGGTTATAGAGTGGCATTATGTGAGATTGTAAAGAACTTAACCCAAGCTACTAAAACAAAAAATAACTTCATGAGTGGTAAGTATATGCCTTCTCTTATCATTTCTGTGGATGCAATGACAGAAGAGCTATCCAATAAAGAAGGACGCGACAGTATCATGGAAAAATATTTTGATGAAACTGAAGGTGGTAAGCCTTGGATTATTCCTGCTGACTTAATTAAAGTCGAACAGGTAAAACCATTATCTTTAAAAGACATAGCCATAAATGAAGGTGTGGAAATAGATAAGAAAACAGTAGCTGGACTCATGGGAGTACCGGCTTTTTTCTTGGGCGTAGGAAGCTTTAACAAGGAGGAGTACAACAATTTCATTAACACTCGAATATTTTCCATTGGCCAAATCATTTCGCAAACGTTAACGAGGGATTTAATCTATTCGCCTAATTGGTTTTTTCGTTTAAATCCACGAAGTTTATATTCGTATGATTTAACGGAAATGGTTACAGCAGGTTCTCAACTTGTGGACCGTAATGCTATGAGACGTAATGAGTTACGTAACTGGATTGGACTTGATCCTGATAGTGAAATGAATGAATTGATTGTACTAGAAAACTATATTCCGGCTTCTAGTATTGGCCAACAAAATAAATTAAAAGGAGGTGATGAATAAATGGAAAAGCGTCTCATGGTATTTAACTCGGATTTAAAAACGAGAAGTGATGAAGAAAATGGTGAAGCTTTCATTGAAGGGTACTTTGCTGTTTTTAATCAAGAAACAGAATTGTGGCCAGGAGCTTTCGAAGAGATTGCACCTGAAGCGTTTGACAGTAGTTTGCGAGATAACGATATCATGTGCCTTGATAATCACGATACAAGAGTCGTACTTGGTAGCACTGGAAGCCAAACGCTAGAGTTGAAAACTGATTCTCAAGGATTATGGGGCAGAGTGAAAGTGGACTTAGAAGATCCTTTTGCCAAAAGTGCTTATCGTAAAGTGCAAACAGGAAAAGTGAAAGGCTGCTCATTTGGTTTTGTTCCGTTAAAAGAAGATATTGAGCATAGAGAAGATGGGACATTGAAGTGGATTGTCCGTGAAGCAGATACGATGGAAGTCTCCATCACGGCTTTTCCTGCCTACCCACAAACAGCAGTGGCAGCCCGCCAACGTGACGTCGAAGCCATCAAAAAAGAAAAATTTGAACAAAGAAAACGTAACTTAAAGGAGAGATTGAAGAATGCCTAATCCTATTCTTATTGGTGCTAAATTAAAATTGAAGCGAGATGCGTTGTCAGCTTTGGAAGGGAAACTAACTGACTTATTAGCTAAACGTAGTGAGTTTGAAGCAGCTATTGAGTCAGCTGAAAATGACGAAGATTTATCCGTTATCGAACAGAGTATGGATGATAACGATAAAGATATTGAAACAAAAGAAGAAGAAAAAACAACGTTAGAAGAAGAAATTGAAGAGCTTGAAAAAGAGCTGGAAACATCTAATCGTAAGTCACCTAAAAAGGGAGTGAAACGTACTATGCCAACAAACATCGAAACAAGAGAAGCTATCAATGCCTATGTACGAGATAAAGACCAAACTCGCGCAGGCTTCACATCTGTGGAAGGTGGAGCATTGATTCCAGAAGAATTATTAGCTCCAAAGAAAGAGTTAGTTGATACAGTTGACCTTACACAATATGTTCGTACAGTTCCGGTTAATCGTGGTTCTGGTAAATATCCAATCATTAAAAAATCAAACGGTAAAATGATTGCTGTTGCGGAATTAGCGAAAAACCCGGAACTAGCTAAACCAACATTTGTAGAAGTTAATTACGATATTGAAACATACCGTGGCTACATTCCAGTATCTCAAGAAGCAATTGACGATACAGATTATGATGTTGCTGGACTAATTGCAGAAGATATCAGAGATCAAGATTTAAATACGAAGAATGCTCAGATTGCTGCTATCTTCAAATCAGCTACACCGAAAGCTGTAACGGGATTAGATGGAATTGTAACGTTATTGAACACTGGATTCAAACAAGTTTACACTGTGAAATTTTATGTGTCTTCATCATTGTTCAATGAATTAGATTTATTGAAAGATGGCAATGGTCGTTACTTATTACAAGACGACATTACAGTTGCATCTGGTAAACGCATCAAAGGGCGAGAAGTTGTTGTGTTAGATGATGACATGATTGGAGCAGCAGAAGGTGATTTAGTAGGATTCGTAGGTGACGCGAAGGAATTCTGTACTCTATTTAATCGTAAACAAGCTTCTGTAAAATGGACAGACAATGACATTTACGGTCAGTTACTAGCTGGATTTGTCCGTTTTGATGTAGAAAAAGTAGATGATCAAGCTGGCTACTACATCACATACACATCAGAAGTAGCAGGCGCATAATCCTTGTGAAAGGGTGATTGAACATGAAGTATAAAGTAATAGAGGACTTTAAAGACCTGCAAGATAATAATCATATTTATCGTGTGGGTTACAAGTATCCTAGAAGTGGACGAGCTAAAAATGAACGTATCAAGGAATTGTCCGGGTACGAGAATAAACGTAAAGTCCCTTTGATTGAAGAAGTTGAAGACAATGGATGAACAAACAAAGGCTACCTTACTTGAATTATTAAAATTAGATTTGGGCTTTAAGCATACGGCACGAGATACGTATCTTATTGCCCTTATTTCTAGTTCTGAAAAAGAACTGATAAGAAAAGGCTTAGTTCTTTCTATGATAGAAATTGATGATCAAATGTTAGTTGTGGACTATGCAGCATGGTTGTACCGTAACAGACAGGAGTATCAGCCTTTACCTAGAAACATACAGATTCGTATTCATAATCGTGCTATTCAGAAAGCAGGTACTCCTGATGTTATTCAATGAAGTTCTTTCTCTCATTAAGTTAGGACAAGAAACTCAGAATGAAGAAGGATTTCCTGTACCTGGACAAGAGACAAGTAGAGATGTATTTGCCAACGAAAAAAGTATACGAGGTAATGAGTTTTATATGGCTGCTCAAAGTGGCTATACGTTGGAAACCATGTTTGAGATTCATTCCCTTGATTATGAAGAAGAGACCATTGTTGAGTACGAGTCTAAGCGTTATAGAGTGGTAAGAACGTATGAAAGAAAACAGGAAGAGATTACAGAATTAATCTGTCGAGCTTATGGAAGTGAGTTGATTTCATAATGCCAGTTAAATCCACAGGATTAGCAGAGTTTCAAGCTAAATTGAAGAAGCTTGCTAGCATCGAAAAGAATGAGGCTGTTGCTGAAAAAGCATTAAGAAAAGGGGCAGAAATCTTACGTGCGGAAATTGAGCGTAGGGCCCCACGTTCCGCATATAAGGGTAAGCATTTAGCTGATCATGTCATTATCTCAAATATTGTGAATGGGAAAATTAAAGTAGGCTTTCATAAAGACTTTTTCTATGCTCGTTTTTTAGAATGGGGAACATCTAAAATGCCAGCCCAGCCTTTTATTGAACCTGCTTTTAATGCTGTAAAAAATAAGGTTATTGCAGCTATGGTGGAAGTATATCGTGAGGAATTGAAAAAGTTATGAGTATCTATAGTATAGTGATGTCCACATTAAAGCCTTTAGGTATTCCTACGTTTCCCATTACTAAAAGAGGTGATCATGAAACATATATCACCTTCTTTTTATATGATGACACAGCTGCCTTTATAGCCGACGATAAAGAGCAGAAAACAGCTTACTATGTACAAGTAGATGTGTGGACAAAAGACGCACTTGTATTTACAGAGCTTTATGAAAAAGTAAGACAAACATTAATAGGTGCAGGCTTTGGTAGAGGACGCCCTTCACCTGATCTATATGAGGAAGACACGCAAATCTATCATAAAGGTTTGCGTTTTTATTATGTTTTAAAACAACAAATGGAGGTATTGCCAAATGAATAAAGCTAAAAAAATGCCTATTGGTATGAAAGATTTGTTCTATTCAAAGTTATTAGAAGATGTTAAAGGTGGGCTTACAACATATGCTCCACCTAAATCTTTAGCCGGAGCAGTAAGTGGAAACTTAAATCCAAATGGATCTATTACACCTTTCTTCTCTGATGATGGTCCAACTGTAGTGGTTACATCACAAGGATTAATGGAGCTTGAGTTAGGTATTGATGCATTAGAAAAAGAAGTAGCAGCAGAAATCTTTGGTTGGAGAATTGACTCAAACGGTGTCCTTATCGAAGGCGACTCTTCAAATCCACCATATATTGCTTTAGGATGGCGTTCTGAGACATCAGATGGTGGATATAAATATGTTTGGTTATATAAAGGTAAAATTCAACCACCAAGTGAAGAGTATCAAACAAAAGGTGAATCTGTGGAAATTAAATCAGGTTCATTGAATGCAAGCTTTATCAAACGTGATTCTGATGGAGAAAAGAAGGTTAGTGTTCACAGTAATGACGAAGATATCAAACCAGAAGTTATTGTTGACTGGTTTACGAAAGTATATGAGCCGGATCAAGAATTAGCTACTCCCTAATGAAGAGGGCCATTTTATCTCCCCGTATCAGTATGTACAGTCAGAATAACGTAAACGGGGGGCTCTAATTGCCCTCTTTTTCTATTGAAAATAATTAAGGAGGTTTGGACATGGCTTACGATAAAAAGGAAATGTTACGAGATATTAAAGGGAAATTAATACCTCAATATTGGGATGCAGCTGCTGATTCATATAAACCACTTGGGGATCCAAGAGCAGGAAGTTCTACTTTATCAGGTAAAGTGAAAAATGTTACAACAGCAGGCACAGCTGCAGCATTAGATGATATTGCTTGCAGAGAGGTCACAGTGATTGCGAAGAAGGGGAATACGGGTTCTATTTACGTTGGTGGTTCTGATGTATCGGCTACTACGTTTGGCGTTGAGCTAAAAGCAAATGAGGCTTTTACTTTTGCTGTTAGTAACGCTAAGTTAATTTATATTAACGCTTCTGTAAGTGGAGAAGGTGTATCTTATGTCACGCTTTAATTCACCTTACAATAAAGAATTAAACGATAAAATTGGGGATTTATCAAAAGGTATTGATCAGCAAAATATTAAAACGGCAATCAAAATCAATAAAGAGCTAGTGTCACAAAGAAAGAGAAAACCGTTAATTAGTATCATTGATGATGATGGAAGAACAGACATTTTGACGAAATGGTTGCCATTATTAAAAACGAAAAATTTCAAATTAAATGTTGCTGTCATTACGAATTTCGCCAGTAAAGAAGCGAACTATTTAACGTGGGAACAGCTTGAGGATTTAAAAGCTAATTATAATGTTGATCTGATCAATCATTCCCATACTCACCCTTATCACGGTCAATTAACAGAAAGTGAATTAAGATATCAATTTGAACAGTCCTTTAACATTCTTCAGAAAAGAGGTCACACCGCTGATGTATATGTATACCCTTACGGGTCAGAAGGTGCTCTTACTCGTAAAGTAGCTCGTGAATATTGTCGTGCAGCCTTCTATACGGATGGTGGTGTTAACACTCCACCAATGCAAACATTTCGTATTAAACGTGAATCGTTAATGTCTAGTGATACGCCTATGCAAGATGTAGCTCACTATACAGCATTTATTGATGAAGCAATTGCCACTAACGGATGGATTGTTTTCATGACACATTCTCAATTTAGTGGTTTTGATGTTGATAAAGTGAGTCAAATAATTGATTACGCAAACAGCAAAGGTATTGAATGGGCTTACGCAAAAGAGGGATTAGATATTTATGGTAACATCGTAGACATAGGAGATTATACGCTACCTATCACTACAGGAAGACAGTACACAGTAATTGATTGTGACGGAAAATGGCATTCAAGTATTGAACAAACAACAAAGGTATTAAAGGATGGCGAGGTAGTTTTTGACACTCCAGTTAGCTACTTCACAACAAATAAGACGACTATTTCTCATATCTACAGTGGTGCGGCAGCTACTAGTTTTCCTGAAAGCGTTGGTGGCTTGTTAGAAACTTTTAGAGGTGCTAGTGATTCGTTTAGTTACCAATTCTACAAACCATATAACAATAACACTTTATACGTGAGAAGATGGGACACAACAAACTCTGTGTGGTTAGCGTTTGATAAAATCGGGAAGTCACCATACACAGCATCTTCATCAGATGCTTATAATATCAACTCACTGTTAACAGACTTTAGTTCAAATACAGTAACTGTAACTACAATTACAGATCCTAATGCAACAGGTTTCCCTGGTGGTGTAGGGGGAACGTTGGAAACTTATAAACTTTCAACAGTTACTGATTTCGCTCACCAAATTTACAAACCTTATACAAGCAATAAGATGTATAAGCGCAGATGGTCGAGCGGAACGTCTACATGGGGAGCTTTTGAACTTGTGAATACACGAATGTTAGATAGACAAACATTCACAGTTACGGCTACAGTTCCAGCGAACGGCTCACTTGATGTATCAACTGTTGATATAGCTAGTGGCCAATATAGCGCCGTTGCCACTCCCCATGTTGGATTGGAAGCCGGTATTCTATATTGTGCATTTTGCGATAGTAGTAAAGTGGTGATAAGACTTTTTAATATGACATCAGCAGCAGTCTCGGTTAATAGACCATTTAAGATTGATGTAATTAAAAATGTATAGTTGTTTATTTTATATAATTGTAAAAAATTCTTAGTTAACGAAAATATAACCTTCTTCTATGCTATACTATGTAAAAAAAGTAAAAAAAGGAAGATGGTTCATTTGGCTAAGGATTTTTTACGTAAATTTTTTCTCAGGATTAGAGGAGAAGCAGACACTGGTTCTTTAATAAAAAATGGTTTAACAGTAGGTAAAAATTTCAGCAGGCAAGGCGGCGTTATAATCGATCCGCCTCATTGCTGGTTAATCTCAATTGGTGATAATGTTACCTTAGCATCTAGAGTTTATATTTTAGCTCATGACGCTAGTACAAAAATGCATACAGGATATACCAAGGTTGGGAATGTTAGTATAGGAAATAATGTTTTTGTTGGAGCGAACAGCACTATACTTCCAAACGTAAAAATCGGGAATAATGTAGTGATAGGTGCTGGAAGTGTTGTTTCGAAAGATATACCAGATAACAGTGTTGCAGTTGGTAATCCTGCTCAAGTAGTATCTAAAACACAAGAGTTTATTAACAAAAATGAGAACTTAATGAAAAAAAGACCCGTTTGGGATTACAATTGGACAATCCATCGAGGAATTTCGAACGAAAAAAGAAAGACTATGAGAGAAGAACTAAAAGATGGAATCGGGTTTGTTGAATAATAGATTTATAGACGAAAAAATCACAATCTTTAAAAATAAAATATATCTTTGGTAGAAAAACAAGCACGCTCTTAACGGGGCGTGTTTTTATTTTGAGGAGGAACCAATATGATGGATCTAGTTTTAAAAATAAATGGTAAAGAAAAAACAATGAACAGTCCATTTATTTCAGGTATGACATATAAAAAATATATTGCTTTGCAAGAGAAAGAGAAAATTGAGTACTTGAAACAAAGACCAACAATTAAACAGTTAGACGCACTAATTCAACTAATTGTGGAAGCTTTTGATAAGCAGTTCACTGTAGATGAGTTCTATGCAGGTCTTAGTCGTTATTTATTTGAAGAAAAACTAGCTGAATTTTGTTTGATTGCTGAAGGTATCCCTTTGGATGGTTCATTTAATCCAGAAGATATTGAAGCAACAGAAGAAAGTGAAGCTGATGCCGTACCCTCTGACACCGACTCAGCAACTGGATAACTTCTACCGATATCTTATGAACGCCAAAGGCTATAAGCAACATGAGATAGATCAGTCCGATATTCACCATTTATTCCGTTTAATCCGTCAAGAATTTAAAGAAAGTAAGAAAGAAGAGAAACCAGAACCAAAACAAGAACTGCACTACATTGACCAAGTACCTGGATGGTAAAGGAGGTGGGAATATATGAACGATCAAGAACTTGCCTCGATGTTTGTAGACATTGATCTACGAGGTACCGGTACTTTTGCACAAAATATAGGTAAAATTAATCGTGCTAATAGACTTTATGATAGTTCTATCCAAGCTATAACAGCAGGAACAAAAGACTTTGAACAAAGTTTAGATGATATGAACAAAGTCTCTGTCTTGACTGAAAAGAAACTCCAAGCGCAAAAGGCAAAGGCTGAAGAGTTAAAAAAACAATATGATCAACTTTCACAGCAAAAAGGAAAAGATGCAAAAGAGACTGCTAAGTTAGCGAAAGAAACAGAGAACTTATTAATCCGTTATAATAAGTCTGTTGCTCAAGTGAAACGAACAGAAATGGCATTAGGTGCGCTTAATTCTAAAATCCAAGAACAAGGCAGCGAATTCAAACAAGTGTCTAAGGACGCTGAAAAGGCACTGTCGAGCATTCAAGATGATTTGAAGGTATTGAATAGCGAATACGGCAAAACAGCTGCTAGTATGGTTAAAATGGGTTCGGAATCAGAACATTTATATCAACAGTCTCAGCACCTAGAAAAAGTCTTAGGTCTTGAAAAACAAGCTGTGGAAGAGCTACGTAAAAAGTATGAAGCAGCTAAGCGTGAAAAAGGCGAAGATGCAAAAGCTACTAAAGACAGTCTGGTTGAATTAAACCAGGCTATTTCTCGTATGAACAAAACAGGAAATGCTTTAAATGATCTAAATCATAAAATTGATGATTCAAAGAAAACATGGACTGTATTTGGACGTACTGTTGAAGTCTCAAGTGAAAAGTTAGATGCTGCTCGCGAACGAATGGAAGGCATGAGAGGTGCTATTAAAGCTGGACTTGTTGCAGGAGCTGCAGCAGGTGGATATGGAATGCTAAAGCTTGCTAGTGATGTGGACAGCTCACAGAAGCGAATTCAAGGGCAATTAGGTGTAACGGGGGCTGAAGCTAAGAAATTAAATAGTATCACACAGAGCCTTTGGAAAGAGGGCTTTGGTGAAGGTATGACAGAAGTTCGTAATGGACTCATTCAAGTGCGCCAGAACATAAAGGGTCTAAACAGTGGGGATTTGAAGCAAGTTGCAAAGGATTCTTTAACTCTTGCTGATGTCTTTGATTCTGATGTGAATGAGGTCACACGAGCAGGTAACACACTTATTACAAACTATGGCCTATCAGCAAAAGAAGCGTTTGACTTAATGGCCAAGGGTGCGCAAAAAGGCATGAATTTCTCAAACGAGATGTTCGATAACATGGCCGAATATAGCATAAATTTTAAAGAAGCAGGCTTCTCTGCACAAGAAATGTTTAATATCTTACAAAACGGTGCTCAAAAAGGGTACAACTTAGACCGCCTGAATGACAGTTTATTAGAATTTAAGCTTCAAACAGAAGATTCTAGCAAGTCCTATATGTCTGGTATGTCTGAAATGGATAAGAAAACCCAAAAGGTATTTGAACAATATGAGCAGGGGAAAGCAACTGTAGCAGATGTATATAAAGCAGCTATCGCAGGCTTAAAGGAAATGCGAGGCACTATTCCTGAAAAAGATTTTAATGTTATCGGAAAAGCGTTATTTGGCACAAAATGGGAAGACCAAGGCGCAGACGTTATTTTATCTATGCAAACTGTTAACAAAGAAATGGGCAATGTTAAAGGGTCGATGGACAAAGTTTCTGAAGCTAATGAAAACATGGCTAGAAGGGCAAAAGCTTTATTTCGTGATTTCGTATCTGATCTAGCTCCTTTAGGTAATAGCTTATTAGATGTTGGCGAGCGTTTATTACCTAAAGTAGAAAAGGGTGTCGATGCAGTAACAGGTGCTTTTAATAGGCTTTCACCTTCCGCGCAAGATGCCACAATTGCAATTGGAGGCGTAACAGCAGCTGGAGTTGGAATTACAGGTTTAGTTGGTGGCGTTGGTGCGTTAGGTAAAATGTTTGCTCTGTTAACAAACCCTATTGGCTTAACCGCTTTGGCGGCTGCCGGATTAGGCGCAGAGCTTGGGTTTGTCTATAACAAATGGTACGAAATTAAAGATGTTTTAAAAGATCATCCTTTATTAGCAGGAGCTGTAAAGATTAACCCAGTTACTGAAGCAATGGCTAAATACGTGGGTAGCGCAAGGGAAATGCGTGATGAATTAAGTAAGACAGGAATTGAAACGGGTTTAATGAGTGATAAAGTTTCTGCTGGTACTAAAAAAGCTATAAATTCCTATATGGAGTTGGACAACAAGGCTTATCAATCATTGGTTAACTTGTTGGTGAATGGTGGGAACGTTACTCAGCAATTCGTTGATAAACAAGCAGCACTTTATAATCAAATGGCTACCCGTATTCAAACCTCTATGGATGCTGACTATGCTAAACGTCTTGAGAAAACAAAAGCTTTATTTGCTACAAACTCAGGTCTAACACAGCAAGAGGAAGCGAAAGTATTAGCTAATATGGACTCTAACCACGCTGCCCAAAAAGCTAAGTTGGAAGCTTATAAAAATCAAATAAATCAAATTGAACAAAAGGCTTCAAATCAGAAGCGTCAATTAACAGAGTCAGAAAAAATTACGATCAATGGCATTCGTGAAAATATGCGTGTCATGGCTGTTCAAACTCTTACTAAAAGTGAAGCTGAACAGAAGATAATTTTAGGGCGTCTGAAAAATGATGCATCTAACCTTTCTGCTCAGCAAGCAGCTAATGTTGTTAGAAACTCTGCGACTCAACGCAGTAAATCTGTTGCGGAAGCTGATAGGCAGTACAAAGAAACAAAGCACAAGATTGAATATATGCGTGACGTGACTGGACAAATAACAGCTCAACAAGCAGAGAAAATGATTAATGACGCTAAAAGGCAAAGGAAATATACCGTTGATCAAGCAGAAATTATGCATGATAAAGTGGTTAAAGAAGCAAAAAAACAAGCTAGAGGTCACGTTGATCAAATTGATTGGGAAACAGGTAAAGTCCTAGATGGTTGGGACAAAATGATGAGCGGTATTGGTAAAGCTTTAGATTGGGTCAAAGGTATATTCGGAGATAACTCAAAAACTGAAGCAAAGCCTTCTCTTGTTCACAAAAAGGGAGATAACGCAGGAAGTCATAAAAACAATGGTGGCGGCCGTGCTATCGGTACACCGAATGGCGGTATTCCTAACGATCAAATAGCTTTGACTGGTGAAGAAGGCCCTGAATTGCACTTGGACGGAAAAACTGGCCGACTTGGAATTCTTGGGTCAAGAGGTCCTGAATATGCATTCTTATCCAAAGGATCATCTGTATTGCCAGCCCATCATACTAAAAATGCACTTAAAAAATACGGTTTCTCTAATGGGCAAATGCCTGCTTATAAAGATGGTGTAGGTATAGGAAACTTTGATGATATTATGGCAGGCCCTGAAGCTCTTTGGGAAAAAGCTGCTTCAAAATTTAGCATTGGCGATAATTTATTCCCTAAGTGGTTTACAAACATTAGTGGTAGTGTTGCTGGAAAAGTGAAAGACCTTGCTGTTAATAAAATACAAGGTTTAATTGATGCATGGATGCCTGACTTTGGTGATGGTGGTGGAGATGGTTCAAGTATAGGTGCAGGTAGTGGATATGGAGGTATGCACCCATATGTAGAAGCTTATTATCGAAAAATAACTTCAAAATTTAAAGGTACTCATTTTATGGGTGGATACAATAACCGTAATGTTCGAGGCGGTTCGTCAAAAAGTATGCATGCTTTTGGCCGTGCATTTGATGTGGGATCAAACGCTTCAACTATGCAACAAATTGCGGAATATGCGCGTACAGCATTTAAAGATCTACAATATGTTATCTATAACCGTAAAATCGCAGGCCCTGGAGTAGGAAAAGCTTGGAGGAAATACACAGGCGTTAACCCTCACACAGATCATGTCCATGTGGACTTCAAAACAGGTGGCGGCGGTGGCGGCGGTGGCGGTATGAAAATGGGAGGTAATTTTGCAGGTAAGTATGCTTCTATTATCAATGCTGCAGGTAAGAAATATAGTGTTAGTCCTGCTTTAATTGCCGGTATTATTAAACAAGAATCCCAATTCAATCCTAATGCTCGTTCATATGTTGGAGCTACAGGATTAATGCAGTTAATGCCTGCTACAGCACGTTCAATGGGTGTTAAAAATCCTCGTGATCCGTATCAGAATGTAATGGGTGGTACTAAATATATTGCTCAAATGTTACGGGGTCAAGGAGGTAACGTTAAGTTAGCTTTAGCTGCTTATAATGCAGGACCTGGTAACGTTGCAAAATATCATGGTATCCCACCGTTTAAAGAAACGAGAAATTACGTCAGTAAAGTATATTCTAACTATCAAAGTTATCTTAAGAGTGGTATTGGTGGTTTTGCAATTGGTGGAAAGGTTAATAAGAGACAATTAGCTGAATTAGGTGAGAATGGACACGAAGAATACGTGATTACAACTGAGCCACGCTATAGAAATCGTAGTCTGGCATTATTGCAAGAATTAATGCCCAAGCTTGGTTTGTTTAATCCTATTCCAAAGGTTCCATCCACATCTTCAAACCAACAATCTATTACTAACAATACAACGAACGTTACAAATGGAACTTCTAATAATGAAATAGTTACCTTATTAAGACAAACAGTTGAATTGCTTACAAAGTCCGTTTCGAAAAATCTAAGCTTCAGGGTGGATCTTGACGGTCAACCTATTTTAGATTTCGTGGAAGATAGTCAAGCTAACAACATTAATTCTTTAGATCGAATGAGGGGGTGATAAAAGATGGATTTACTTATTAAAAAGCAGGGATTGACTATAAATACTGCTGATTATGGTTTGAATTGTTTGAAATTCAGGCCACAATCAGTGTCACATAATCATAAACTTGAACAATTTGAAAACTTTGACGGCGCAAATCATACAGGAACCACATTTGGCCCTAGGGACTTAATAGCTTCCTTTGTTGTAAAAGAAGACACTCATATACTTCTTAATTTATTAATCAGCGAACTTCATGCACTATTTGCTACCAAAGAACAAATTTTACTAATTGATCCTAGACAACCTGGTAAACAGTGGAGAGCACTTGTGAACAGTGTTTTTGATATTGATTATGTAAATCCTTCCACAGGCACATATGATTTAAACTTTCTATCACCTCGCTCTTTTTGTGAATCGGTTGGAACCACTTTAGATGAGTTCACTTTTGATTCTAATTTATGGCAGGTAGGTATGAATTTACCGTCTGATCGAAATTTAGTATATAAACATAAAGCTAATCGATTTCAGATTTATAATGCAGGAGTCTTTTTAGACCCTCGTAAACTCCCTTTGCGAATTTTATATAAAGGTGCATCTAATAATTTAACCATTAGAAATAAAACGACAGGTGATGTATTCACATATTCAGGCACTTCGGGTCCTAATGACACAATTATTTTGGATCGCATTCAACACTTTAAAAATGATGCAAATATCTTTACTTATACCAATCACAAACGCGTTTCTCTTGCAACGGGCTGGAATGACTTTGAAATTAATGGGACAAGTGGAAGCTTTGAGATTATCTTTGATTTTAGATTTTATTATTTGTGAGGTGTAAGTATGAGAGAGTTATATGTCAGAAACCTAGTCGGTGAAGAATTTCCTCTAAGTAAGTATACAGTGAAGAGAAATAAAAGCGTAGAAAATGCAGCACGAACAATCAGTGTAGAAATTCTCCTTGATGTAGAAGAAAACCTTCAAGGGTATAGGGAAATACGAAATCAAACCTACTTAATTTTCGAGGGAGAAACATATGTTGCCGGAAATGTAAGAGAGGTAACAAGCGCACAAACCAAAAAGACCTTAACAGCTGAACATATTTTTTATCAAAAAATGAAATTGAGAAATCGTATCTATACAACAATTACGGGTTCAAGAACGCCTAAAGAACTTCTGGATTTTGTTCTCAAAGATACAGGGTATACCTTGGTCCTTGATACAACAAATTTACCTGAAAAAATCGATGTTGAAAATTTCGGTAATAATAACCCTTTAGCTTTGTTACAAGAGCTAGTCACAACTAAAATGCAAGCTGAATTTGATTACTCAGATACACAAGTATTTGTTTCTTCCGAAATAGGAAGGGTGACAGATAAACAATTTCGTCATGAATATAATATCGATAGTCCATCTAAAGAAATTGATACAACGAACTTGAGGACGTATATCAAAGGATTTTCTACCCAAAATGCAGATGGTAGTTATTATTATGTAGCTGACTATACAAGCCCATTAGCTGAAGTGTATGGAATCCTTATTGCTGATCCACTCTACGACGATCAGTATAAAAGTTCTGCTTCTTTAAAGGAAGCGTGTAAACAAACCTTAACAGATACAATTGACTTCACCATTCAGTTAACTGCTACACAACTTGAAGAAATGGACTTGCGTGATGTGCAAAAAGGGGATTACTTATGGTGTATTATCGATCCATTCGATATTGATATCCGTGTACGTGTCGTAGATATTGAAGATTACGAAGATGAAAATAAAGCACCTCTTTTCACATTAGGAAAAGTAAAAAGAAAAGCTTCGGCTCTTATTGCGGATTTTCGTGAAGCTACGAAGGCTGTAAATAATATTTATGATTCAACTACAAAGAAATTAAAACCTACAGCAATTGACGGATCTAAGATTTCAGTTAATCTTGCTAATGCAACTGGGCAGGTCACTCCATCACAGTTACCTTTTTCTACGGCTAGTACATCACAAGCTGGATTAATGAGTGCTGCTGACTATACCAAATTAAATAATTTAAAAACAGGAGCAGATGGTTATGTTACGGTTCCATTAGCTACTGCTCTTAATGCTGGTTTATTAAGTGCTGAACTATTTAAAAAGTTGAATTTGTTGCAAGTAGATCAAAACGGACTAGTAATTGTCGATTTATCTACCAATCAAACGATTAAAAACATTCAAGACCGTCTTACCGCATTAGAAAATTCTAGTTCTTCTTGAACTAAGAAAGGAGAGTGATAAATATGTATAATCCTTTTAATAGTAACGCTGGTTTTGGAGCTCCTTTCATTAAATGGATGAATGAACTTATTAAAACGTTGGGTATTGATATATCAAGTTTAAAAAGTAATGTTCTCAGCCTCACACAGCGTACTGAACGTGTTCTTGATCAGTCCAAACACTTTGATGATATCGATGCTAAGTTAACAGAGCTTGCTCAAAAGTTAGGTGAACTAGAGGCTGGAAGCCAAGATAATGAAGTGATTGAAGCAAGACATGGTTATTCTTCTTTATCGGCATTCCTAGAGTCTTTAGCGAATGATACAACGGAGTATTCTATCAGAACAGCTCACAAACAAGCACATGAAGCTGGTGGATTTGATCCATTAGACCTTTATAAGTTAAAGAATGGTGATATCGTTAAACAGCAAATGGAGGACATGCAAAAGAATGCTGTAAGTAACTGGCGTGATGTTGTGACTTATTACAAAGTTCCACAAGGAATTGTGAATAATGCTGCAGCACTCATACAACAAGCCATTAATGAATGTGCTCCTTTAGATGTCTGGGTAGTAGTTCCAGAAGGTAACTACTTTCTTGAAAAGTCTCTTATTACTAAAAAGGGACTGAAAATGATTATAAACAAGAACGCTACCTTTTATCGTTATCACACGAATGTTATGGTGATGAACGGAGAAAGTGGAAATTTAGTGGGACAAGATGATATTTGGATTGATGGAGGAACCTGGGATGTACGTGGACATTTAATTGACCATGACGGCTCAGGTTTTGCTTTTGGTTATGCTAAAAATATTACTCTACGTAATGCCGAGATTTTAAATGTTAACTTCTCACATGGTGTGGAGTTGGCAGCTATTGAAGGTGCAAATATAGAATACGTGAAGTGTTATGGGTTTATCGACAACACGGGCACACGTGGATATGCAGAATCTATTCAAATTGAATCTGGTACTAAATCCGGTTTTCCTTACTTTGGTAGTGGAGCTAATCAGCTATCTAAACATATTCGTATTAAAGGGTGTACAGCAGGCGCTTCTGATGTGGCAGGCGCTTGGAATGTGGGAATTGGTACGCACACTGATGCTACTATTACGGTTGCTGATGATATTTCTATTATTGATTGTAATTATACCGAGGTTCTTGATACAGGTATTATAGCTAACGGATATAAAACGATATACATTGAACGAACTCCAATTGAATCTCGTAATGGAATTAAAATTGCACATGATGGAATTACAGAAACTAATTTCACGCTTAGAGACAGTAATGTCAGAGCAATTGATGGGCCAGCATTATACCTATATGGAGTTACAAAAGGACTTGTGGAGCATAATGTACTTGATGGTTATACAAATGCGATCTACGGTAAGAATACAAAAGGTGTAGACATCATCAATAAGAATGACCTATCTGGCCAAACAGGTGATGCATATAGCTTTAGTGATGGATCTTCTGACATTACAGCTCAAGGCAATATTATTAGAAAAGCCGGAAGACATGGCTTCAATGCATATCAAAACGTGTCTCACTTACGCTTTTATGATAATGAAATTTTAGATGTAACAGTCAATGCTTTTAACTTCCAGGGAGAAAATGCAGTAGGTATTGTGGGAAGAGGTAATAAAATAAAAGATACCTCATTGAACGCTGTTTTATTAGCAAGTTCTGCGGTGAGTGCTCTTATTTTCAAAGACAACTTCTATCCATCTGCAATCACGAATCCACTCCAATCAACTGCAGTTAACAGTGATACAACTGGAAATAAAGCTGTTGCTTAAACTAAAAAGCTAGCTATCTAAATAAAACGCCTAGAGCGTTATTTTTTATGCCTACAAGAAATTAAAATAAAATCCAAGGGAAATTATCCCTTTAATTTATAAATATTCGTTTATAATAGGTTAGATGTAACAGTGTTTTTGGAAAATAACTTATAGTTAGGCGGCGGATATATATGATAAAGATAACAAATACATTTAAAAGTTACTTATGTACTAACTGTGGGCGTGGGAGCAGATTAGATGTAGAAGAATTAGAATTAGCAATTACTACTTTTGGAGAAAGGAAAATCTTAAACAAACCAGTAGATTGTGCATGTGGAAATAAATTCACACTATATCAAGGCATGATTGAAGAGTTAGTTGCAGATAGCCCTATTGCAGCATTAGAAGCGGTCTGTAATGTCAGATATTTCGATTCTGCCGAGATTACGGTTGGTAAAGAATATAGAGTTACTCTTCCTCGTAAGTTATTAATAAACAAAGTATACTTGACCAATATGGATGCTCCCTGTACCGTAGCACCCTATTTTTATTCGGAGTTTGAAACCGATTCATTTACTATAGTCTCATCTGAAAGTGCGGATGCTACTGATCTAAACTATAGAAAATTTGGTGAAAATCATAAGGTGTCATGGCGTGTATATGGAAAAGATGGAGACAAACCTACGGAAACTTGGCTTATGTTATTGACTCAAATTAAAGAGCAAATATTACATGGGCAGTATAATATTGCGGTATTAACTTCGGAAATGATGTTTGAGAGTTTTCTTGATAGTACGTTAAATAAATTACTTATCTCTCAAGGTTTATCTCAAGATGCAGCTTATACTATTGTTGAGTCAATAAGTAGTATATTAAATAAAGCTCATAAATTACTTAAAGACTTAAACGGACAAGGGTTACAAGGCGCAGGCAAAGGAAAGAACCCAATTAATAAAGAATGGCAAGATTTATTAAAGCTTCGTAATAAGATTGCTCATGGAGAAAATGTAGAAGTAGATAAAGACAAAGCTCAATGGGCATTAAGAACAGCATTAGATGCAATATTCTTTATCTATAACAACTGTGAAATGTACGAATGATAAAAGATAGCATACAAATATTTATTTAAGAGGGCTGATAACAGTCCTCTTTTTATTTTATACAAAGGGGTGAGAACCATGCCAAATACAACGGAGGTTCAGCCAATGGATACATTCCAAAAAGAGATAACGGAAATCAAGGGGAAATTAGAGACATATAATGCTCGTTTATATGCAGTTGAACGTAAGTCAGATTTACAGGATCAACAGATTTTTATGCTTAATGAAAAATTAAACAAAATTGATGAGAATACCACTTGGATTAAACGTAAGATTTCAGGGGCTATCATCACAGCAATTTTTACTGGAGTTATTGGTGGAGCGATTGCTATTGCCTATGCCGCGTTACAACAATAGGAGGTTGTTAGTATGAAAAAGGATGTATTCACGCTGTTAGGAGGCTTCTTAACAGCTCTTTTGTTTTTCTTTGGAACAATTGGAGTATCGTTTGATTGGCTTACTACTGAAAGTATTAATGCTTTTGTGATCGTTGTTTCAGCCTTTGTAGCACTTGCTGTCAATGTCTATGCAGTGTGGAAGAATACACACTTTACCCGAGAACTTAAAGCATGGCTAAGAAAGAGAGAAGCTAAAAAACAGAATAAATAAAAGTCAGTCACTCTTCATTGAGTGGCTTTTTATATATCTAAAACGGGAGAGGAAGATGAAAATGTACGCATTTCAAAAATTACCACAGTTAGTTGATAAACGAGGTAAGTTAGTTCATAAAGGAGAGTATGCAAAACGTAAAAAGGGTGTATCATCTATCACAACGCGTGTTTGGCATCATTCTTTAACGAAATTGTCAGCTGGTGGGTCTAAGATTGAATCATTTGCAGATTTTCATGTTCGTACTAATGGATGGCCGGAAATTGCATATGCTTTAATTATTGACTCCAAACATGTGATTGACGGTAAAGCAGCTATTTATTATTGCGTAGACATTGCCAAACGCAGCTATCATGTGGGTAATAGCAATACAATTGGTTTAGGTATCTGTGTTATTGGTGATTATCGTACTGACAAATTAGATGCTGCTACAATTAAATCTATTCAAGATTTACATGCAGCTTTAATTAAAGATGGCATTGGTAAGTATGATAAAGCTCATAACGAAATGCCAGGGTATAGCTGGAAAGCTTGCTGTGTATACGATTATAAAAAGGCTTTTAAAGATGCGGTTGTTACTCTCCCTGTAAAGGGTCAAGAACCTTCACCAGTTCCTGGTCTTTATACAATCCAAGAAGGAGATACGTTTTGGTCCATTGCTTTAAAAGATGGAAAAGAAGGTATTACTGTAGAAGACTTAATTGCCGCTAATCCCGATGTGAAACCGTCTCAATTAAAAGTGGGACAAACAATTAAGTTTGGTACCGCGAAAAACACGTATACACCAACGCCTGAAACGCCTAAAAAAGAACAGCCAGAATATAAATACCCTCTTCCTTCAGGATTGCTTAAGGTAGGTTCAACAAATAAGGGGGCCATTAAACAGCTTCAGGAAGCTTTAAATGCTGTGTACTTTAAGTGTGGTACAGCAGATGGAATCTATGGATCTCACACAAAAGATGCGGTAATGCGTTTCCAAAAAGTTTACTTGCCATATGAAGTGGATGGCACATATGGTCCAAATACAAAGAGGAAATTGCAAGCTGTTTTGAAATCTAAAGGTTATTGAAGAAAAGCCCCCACTATTTAGTAGTGGGAGCTTTTTTATACCGTTGTATATCTATGATATAGTTCGTTTCTTGCTTGTTTAAGCATCTTTTCTCTGATTTCACGCTCAATCAATTCTTCTTCTTCTTCTTGTTCGAGTTTTTTTATAAGTAGATTATATTCTTCAGTGCTAATTTTTTGTCGGTCTAACGCTGTTTGTGCTGCTACTTTTTGGAGTAAGAATTTATTTTGAGTATACATAAAATCTCTCCTTTTCATGTGTATTATATTAGTTTATTCTTCAGAAGCTGCAACTTGCATCTCATCATCAAAAATAAATTGAGCCGTAAATTCTTCAAAAAACCCTTCGCAGATAGATGCATATAATTCTGCAATAAGTAGAGCATTATCATGCATGTGTTGCTTTCCATCCACTGTTATAACCCCAAACACTCCAACTGGAACGCAAATAAGTGCAGTATATGATCCAGAAGATGTAGTAGGGGTCCAGTCTGAATCAGTAGTAACATCATTATTAAATATAGATTCTTTTTTTCGAAAGCATCTTCCTGCTATGGAATTGTTAATTTCTAAAAATCTATTTTGAATATAACTTTCTGGAAATCCTGAACTAGCGTGAACTAGTACCAGTTTGTCTATCTCACGGTTTGTTTTTAACCATAAACCACATCTATGTTTCTCACCAATAACAGACTTGATATCAGAAGATAAACCTTCTAATACGCGTTGCACCAAGTGTTCAGCGATATTTCTTTCAAGTTTATCTATTTTACGATATGTATTTAAGGAATCCATAAAAGAACGAGTGTTTTCTAAAACTGTCGCTAATTGTAAACTAATGCTTTCATGTTCGTTTACTTGTGTTTTTAATTCATTTTGTTCTTTAAGCAGTTCAATTAGTTGGTTTTCTTTATTCATTCCCTGAGCGAATCGTTTCGAACCTAGAAAAGCCCAGTATCCTAAAGCTATTAAAATTAATATTAATATTCCTGAAGATACTTGAAAAAACCAGGTTGGTTGTTTATCGAGTAATACCTTTAATGCATCTTCAAACATGTCTAAACACCCTTCAATCAGTTATTATGTTAAACAATAATAACACTTTATTTATAATATTACTATGTAGATATTAGAGAATATTTAAAAAGCCTTACTCGCTTGAGTAGGGCTCTTTTTTTATTTTATAGCATCATGTTCCCAGTAGCTTTCTGCTATATCAGGGATGTTATCGTAATTAAAATTCTTAAAATTGATTTTGTGGATGGTGTCACTTGCGATAATCACACGCATTACAGGCTCATCTTTAGTATTTCCTAACTTATCTTGTAGAGGGAAAATAATATCGAACGCTACTTTAGGAGGTAGATCATCACTATATTCAATCTTCTTCAATACGTCTGTGATGTCCATATACATGCCACTTTTAATAAGTTTATTTGATACATTATCTTTTCCATAGACTCGAATGAATGCAGTATCGTTTACAAGTTCGACTTTATCAACAGCATCTTTTTTATTAAAATCATTTTTATCACCAAATACTTCACGTGTGGATTCTGATAAGACGGCCAACATTGTATCTTGATCTAATTTTTCTTGAGATTCTTTTTTCTCAGCATTGTTTTCTGTTAAATCAACAAACTTATTAGCACTAGTTAGGTTTCCGTTATCTTCAGATGCAGCCACTTGATCGCCAGTTAAGTTCTGACCTTTATCTCCAATAACTTTTTGAACTTCTTCACTTTGTTGTGCTGCAGGAACCATACTTACATAAATAGAATAATTTCCGCCTTTTAAGCGACTTCCATTGTTTGAAAACTCTCCACTTTTGTATTTCCCGTTGTCTTCCACAGTGACTTCTTTTTCAATTCCATTATCATCTTCTCCAGTTACAGAGAGGTTTACTTTTAATTTAGTTCCAGTAGGAAGGTTAGTGGTGCCAAATACAACTACTTTATTATCATTAATTTCTTCATCAATAGTTGTATTAACATCTATCATCCCATCTGGAACTTCACTATCTGTTGCTTCTTCAGTTGTCGTTTCCTCATCTGTTACTTCAGTACTTGCTGCTTCCTCTTCTTTAGAAACTTGTACATAAGCGTAAATAAATAATCCGATAAATGCTACCACTAAAACAGAAACAATCCCCAGTACAACCTTTAACCACTTTTTCAATCTTCATCTGTCCTCTCAAATAGGTCGTATACGGTACAATCTAATAATTCAGCTAACAACATAGCTTTGTCAACTGGTGGAAATGATTCACCTTTGCGCCAAGCTAATAATTGATTTTCTGAAATACCTAATTGCTTCGCTAAAAACCTTTTGTACCTACCACTTTTTTTAATATACACATCAATATGATTTTTCCATTTCATATCCACATCACCAATATATTCATTTCTCTAACATCGTAGTATTGTCCTCTAATTATTTATTGGATAGATTCTAATTTTTTTGAGTTTCTTTTCAATAAAAATTTGGAGGACAAGTTTTTATATACAACCTTCACTAATATATTAGTGATATAAGCACTGAAGAGTTAACTGATATATTAGCAAATATATTAATGGATATATTTCGACTAATATATTAATCGTCTATTTAACCCTATCTATTGAGCGATTTCTCTT